CCCAACGGGGGCCAGCGCAGAAGCCATGCAGGCGGCGCTGGAAAAACACAGGATAAGACAAGAGGCAAAGATTGCTGCTGCTGGTGATGGGGAACCAGACGGGTTTGAGGAGCCTATAGGTGATCTGGGCGATGATCCACTGGGCGGTGGGGGTGATGAAGGCAATGGTGGTGGTGATGCTCGGAATCAGGAGATAGCCAATACGTTTAAGGATGCGTTTATTTATGGGTTGCAAGAAGTTGGTTTAGATACAGAAACAATCGACAAGTTGTGGACTTGGGCGGAAAGTCGCTTTACTGGCGATGCGTCGTTTACGGCTGCACAGGCAATGATCGAAGTCTATGATCAGCAAGCCTTCAAGGATCGGTTCCCCGGTATTGAGGCTATGCGTGCAGATCCCGGTCGTCGTGACATTCCTCTTCCGGCAGAATATTTGGCTCGTGAAAAGTGGTTGGCTACCCAGTTGGAACAGTACGGTATGGCTGCGTTGGGTGCGGATATAAATAATCTTGTTGCAGAATCGTTTATGAATACGATTGGCGAAGGCGAATTGTTGGAGCGGATACAGGAAGCGTCACGGCTTATCAATGAGGCTCCGCAAGAGGTCCGCGATACGTTTGGTGACTGGTATGGGCCGCACGGTGATGCTGCGTTGATGGCAGCCTTTCTTGATCCGGATGACGCAGTATTTGGTGGCGAGTGGAAAAATTGGGCGACGCTTAAAAGCGGTGTAGCAACGGCTGAGATAGGTGGTTGGTCACGAATGATGATGGGTCTTGATACGCCTATTACGCAGGAGCGGGCTGGTTCTATCGCTAAGTTGGGGTTGGATCAGGCTACTATTTGGCGCAAGTTTAGTACCGTGAAGGAACAGGAGAATCTGTTTGTTGAAAAGATCGGTGAAGTATCTGATTTGAGTGCCACGGAGGAGGGCGTAGAGGCTGCATTTGGTTTGGATTTGGATGCAGCCGATGCGTTGGAGCGTAGGCGAGGTACCCGTGCAGCAGAATTCGCTGGCGGCGGTGGTGCTATGATTACTGGATCAACTACAGGGTTTGGAGCGGCTAATGTTTAATCGTGACAATTTAGAGAGGGCTATCGCAACATTTGTGCAGGCGTTTCTTGCTGTGTATGTCGTTGGTAGTGTCGATTCGCTTAAGGCTGCGTCGGTGGCTGGTGCGTCGGCCTTGCTGAGTCTTGCCAAGTCAATTGTTGCCAGCCAGTTTGGTGACGGATCTGCATCAGTCGTGTCGTAATGGAATGGATCGGCTTCGCAGGGCTGATAGCCGCCGCCCTCATAAGCGGCGTCTTTGCGGTGGCCGCATCCAAGTACCGTCGTGAGAACACGGCGCAGCACGCAGCGAATCAGGTTCGCCTTGACACTATTGGCACTGACATATCTGAGATCAGCAAAGATATTCGTTCGGTGCGTGAATGGCAGCATCGTCATTTAGAGTGGCATGCCGAGCAGAAAGTATGATATAGTAATAATCACATAGGCCGTCGTGTGCTCTTTCGGGCCGATGAGTGCTTATCCATTGGGATCGCCCACGCCCCCAGTGAGTATTAAGTGGAGACTGACCCGGCTGACGCCCGGTAATGTTGAACAAGTCACCCCGCATAATCCCTCCGATTATGTGCGAACGGTTTAGGAGAGACATCATGGTAGATAATCAGGATCCCGGTGGGATCAGGGAACTGCGTGATGCAGCCGACCGAGGTCGGAAGGCATCGCAGGAACTTGATGAAGTGAAACGCGAAATGGCGTTTCTCAAAGCAGGGGTAGATACAGAATCCAAGGCAGGCCAGTTATTGTTTAAGGCTTACGATGGGGAACTGGACACAGAATCCATCCAAGTCGAATGGCAGGAACTGGTACCTTCATTGGCACCGCCGGTAGAGGAAGAGGTTGTAGATGCTACTGATACACAGGTAGCGGAGCAGCGTCGGGAACTTGCTGGAGATACTGTGCCACCTGAGAACCAGACAGAAAGCCCATACGATGCAGGTCATCGTGAGTTTAAAGAGATGATGGATGCGGGTCGTCCGAAGGAAGATTCCGCAGCCAGATTTATTCACACGGTACTGGAAGCAGCGGGTGGGACACCCGATCCACGGGTAGTTTCTGAACGGTAATGCCTACATATGTTTATAGGTGTTCTGATTGCTTGGTTCAGTACGAGCGAACACAGTCTGTAACTGAGGATCCTGACGAGGTTTGTTGGGATTGCGAAGGGGTTGTGAAGCGGATACTGCAAGCGCCAGCCTTAACGGCTGCTGCTACTCCAAACAGAAGGAACAAGATTCCACCTGCTAAAGCCAATCCGGCTTGGGAGAGGGGAATCTCAGGCGAGCATAGACGGGACGGATCGTTTGTTCCGTACTTGAAGCCTGACGGTACACGTATTGGTGTCAAAGAATTTGCCGATAATCGCACTAGGTACGAGCGGATTTTACGGGAGAAGAAAAACTAATCCACTTAACTTAGGAGCGTGACACGATGACTATCGTCGGTTACTCAGGCAGCGTCACTAGTTATGACCTTGCCGTCGGCGTTAAGATCAATATGGACGAACTCATTTATATGATTTCGCCTGTTGATTCGCCGTTTATCAATGGTATTGGGACTGATGGAAGGCAACTTCTAGCCAGTTCTGGTACCGATCAGACAGAATTCAAATGGATGGACGAGGAACTTTTGCTTCCTCGTGCACAAGCCGCAGGTACAGGAGCCGCAGGAGCGGGTGATACGACTGTTACAGTCTCAGCAGCCGACTCCTATAAGTTCCAGGTAGGCGATCTTCTCAATGTTGGAGAAGAGGATGCCGTTATTAATGGTGCGGTCAAACGAGTTACTGCTATCAATAACACTACGGGTGTTATCAATGTGTCCGATTGGACCAATGGTTCAGCATGGCCCGCAACGACAGCCGCACACGAAGACACGATTATCTGTCTCGGTACTGCACTGGTTGAGGGTTCTGATCCGGGTACCGCCCGGTCGGCTGACCGGACGATCCGCTCAAACTATACGCAGATCTTTGGACCTACCCCGGTCCATATGACTCGTACAGAGCAGCAGATCACCCGGTATGGCGTGAGCGACGAGTTTGCCAAGCAGTTGTATGGCCGCTCAGTTGAGAACGTCATCACCCGTGAACAGGCTTACCTCTATGGTAAGAAAAATGATGATACGTCCAACAAGCGCCGTTCAACTGGTGGCTTGATGGACTTCATCACAACCAACACTGATAGCAGCAGCACAACGCTGACTATCAGTGCGTTGGAGTCGTTGATGCAGAAGTGCTACAACGCAGGTGGTATTCCCGATCTTTTGATTGCGAATCCTGCCTCGTTTGCTACTCTCAACGACACCACTAACACCAGCACGGTGCGTCATGTTATCGATGACCCACGCCGTGGTCGGGTACCTGTCATGTCTGTCTTCACCGAGTTCGGTGAAACACAGTGTGTCAGGAATCGTTGGATGCACTCTGAGAGTGCGTTTGTTGTCCAGAAGGATGGCGTCAGCCGTCGGGTTATGCAGCCTCTCGTAGTTGAGCCGCTTGCAAAGACTGGCGACAGCGACAAGGTGCAGATTGTCTGTGAGGAAGGCCTTCAGGTTAAGGGCGAGTCTCACATGGCAAGATTCACTAGCCTCACTGGTTACACGGATACTCCGTAGTCCGGCTAGAGTAATGTGGTGTGGGGGTGGGGCCTAGCCCTGCCCCCCCACTACCAACTAGGATTGGCGCATGGCAGCAAAAACGGCTACGATGGTAGATATAGTCCGACGGACTAAGCGTCTTTTAAATAGTAATACTCGCACGGAGTTGGATGCGATTCATACAGCGTTGGATTCTAATACGACTTCGACTGTCCGATTGAAGTACCAGACTGAGGGTATCCGGGCAGGTTCTTACATTTCTATTAGTAATAGCACTACTGCTCCTGAAACTATGTATGTTCATTCACGTAACGGTGAGTACATAACAGTGAGTAGGGGTATCGATGGTAGTCCTGCTACGAATTGGCAGGCTAATTCTGTGATAGAGGTGGAGCCACGGTTCTCAGGGTTCCAGATATTTGAGGCGATTAAGGATGCGATCCTTGCATTGCCTGATAATTTGTATGCGGTGAGTACCACGACTGCTGCGTTCAGCACCACGGAACAGTCGGTTACTTCGTCTGATCTTGCGACTACTGGATTCAATCAGATTCTATCTGCTACTCGCACGGCTCGTTCCAGCGAGGACAGGCTTCTAAATTTCAATGTGAAGGTACAGGAATATGGTGGGGCTTACGAGATTGTTAGACAGGAGGGTATAGAGAAAGCGGTAACGGTTTATTTAACTTATGCCCATCCGTTTATTACCTCCACTCTAAGTCTGGATACTGATCTTGTAGGTACTGTTGGAATGACGGTTGAAATGACAGATATTCCAGCACTAGGCGCAGCAGCAGCCCTTCTTCTAGGGGAAGAAAGTCTTCGTCTGGATCTTCACAGTCAGGGCAGCAGTCGGATTGATGCAGCCGTTGCTGCCGGAGATCGTGCAAGGTACTCATTGGTATTACAGGCGCAATATGATCGTCGGGTAAGTCAAGAGGCGCGTCGTTTGATGGCGAAGTATGGGGTGCGGACGGGTGCTGTAGTCTCGTCAACGTTCCCGACGACCATTCGGTAGTCATGTCCCTCCATCAGACTGTTCGTGATGCCCTCCCAGTAAGACTGGGTGACCGTAAATACAATATAGATCTTACACGTTTGGTGCGTGCAACTGTAGATCCTATTCGTCAGGGGTTTGATACGCAGGGTACACCGGGTGAGCAGTCGTTGAATCAGGCTGGTGTGTGGAAGCGTAGTCGTGATGATTGGGAGTTGGGTGCTGGGCAGCGTGAGGCTGACACACCTGAGTCGGGGTTACGCAGGTTCCATGAGTCTACTGGTATCAACCCTTGGGTTAAGAATGAAGTGTCTTTGCTGAAGGATACGGAACTTGCTTGGTCTGATACTTCTACGAATCTGTACATGGCTACGGCTACTAGTGGCGGTACGGATTACGTTTATTTTTGTGATGGTCCTAATATGCAGGCTTCTAACAATTCATTTGGATCTACTACTGCAATTACAGATCCTTGTGGCGATGACATACTTGGCATAGCAAGTGACGGTACTAATATTTATGTAGTAGGAAACACAACTACTAATGCAAAGATAGTTAAAGTAACTGGTACTTCGCATACTACTTCTACTGATGGTACTGACCATTGGATGTTAAATAGTGCTGATGGTGTATGGGTAGCCAACGGTTATCTCATAGCCTCTGTAGGCGACAGACTCACCGTTCTGTCTGTTGGTTCAGTAGCCAGTACGAATGCTGATATTGCTTCCGACTCTTTCAATCAGGTTGATTCATGGACCTCAGTGGTTGGCACACCAATAGGGATTTATGCTGCTGGCAACCAAGGACAGCAGGGCCGCATCTATTACATCGGTATCAATGATTCAACGTCAGCACTTAACGTGCCTGTTATCGCAGCCGAACTACCAATGGGTGAAACAGTTAATGTTATATCTGAATACGGTGGACTGGTTGTTATCGGTACCAATAAGGGTATCCGGTTGGCGCAGATCACAGGTGAGGGCTACCTAACGTATGGGCCGCGTATCGATATAACTAATGGTGTGTCATATCTCCTATCCCAAGGAGAGTTTATTTACTTTAATTGGAATGACTATGTGTCTCCCTTTGGTGGCGGCGACCGAAGCGGATTGGGGCGACTAAGCCTGAAAGAATTAACAGGTCCGCTGATTCCGGCGTATGCAAGTGACCTCATGTATGCCACAGATGAGGATATTCAAGGCATTGTAATAGATGACGGGACCTTATTGTTTAGTGCTAGTGGTGTGGGCGTAATTAAAGAGTCAACTAGTTACGAAACAACAGGAAGCATCAACGAGGGCAGGTTCAGGTGGGGTGTTACCGAACTAAAGGCTGCCGTATCGGTAGACCTGAGACATGCCACGCTTGCCGCAAGCGAATCTGTTGCGATCACGCTAACCGACGACACTACAGGTACTACAACGATTACATCTGATACGGATGCTACCTACACTCCCGGCATTAAGTCCGTAAGCGGTGTAGTCGGAGAGTATATAAGCCCCAAGGTTACCTTGGTTGGGCCGGGAACATCCACGCCTACGCTACACAGGTGGACGACACGCGCTATCCCAATGCCATTCGTGGCAGAAGTAATCCAACTACCTATCATCCTTACAGAGCAGACACAGTTCGACAACAGGGATGTGTATCAGGACACTTACGATGACTATGCGTACATACGTTCGCTGTTAGAGGGGCGTGCGTTGGTCACGTTCGAGATGGGCGATGAGTCTAAGACAGTGTATGTGGCTGGGGTCAACTATGAGCAGGGTGCTGTTCAACAGTGGTCTGATAGGGGTTCATGGTTTGAGGGTGTGGTTACTGTGTCGTTGGTGACGGTGCAGGGTGACTAGGTTCTTTCCTTCTTACGGTCTGATTGATCCTCCTCCTCGGGCGCAGCAACGTATAGGTACAGGTGGATACACAGAATACAAGGGGTCAGGCTCAGATGGTGGCGGGTCTGTCCGCCTCAGTGTGATTGACAGTCCGCATGATTCTTACACTGCTTACGGGCAACTCGAATTCGGTACCGGCCATGTGGACGAGGATTACACCGCTCGGATAAGAACCTACCAAGATACCCATACTGCTAACGGACAGTATGGTCAGTTGCAAATAAACCCACCGATATTTATCAATGACGGGTACGTTGCTTCTTGGTGGGCTAGAGAGTATTCGGATACAGGTTCTCCTGCTTACAGCAAGGTGTTCGCTGCTTCCGGTGTGGCCGATGGTAATAATACCAATCCGTGGGAAGCAATAACTTACTGGTCGCGCGACTCTAATATAGGTGGCTATATCCAACATTATGCTGGTGGTTACTATTGGTATGATAATGCCGACTCGGGCAGTATCACCACCCTGCTATCACTGAATAGTTCAGGTGACCTCGCTGTCACCGGTAGTATCTCCAAAGGATCCGGAACATTCGATATCCCTCACCCCGTAGTAGAAGGCAAGCGGCT